TTCGATCTCATAGTTTTCATAATTCCTGTACTATATAGTCACATAAAAAATACCTGTGCCAGACGAGGATGTTGTTTATACATCTTTCTATCTAGGATTGCTCCATGAGTATGTCTAGCTTCATACAACACCATTCTATTATATTTCATCTCACTTGTAAACATTATATCGTTTTTTATATTGTAATCGTAACCATAAGCATGATCTTCTATGTACTTGTAGAAATCTGTACCTCCATTACACTCATCATCTTTGTTCAAATATATTAAGGCCGCCCATTTATATCCTATATTATCTTTATGATGAGTATAACAATAAACAGTATCAGTAAACCTCTCCATTATATCATCATGAGTTGTGGTATTAACCATGAATTTCATATTATCCCATTTTGAATGGAACTCTGTATCATCATATTCTAAATTATTCCATTCCCTTTGATTACAGAGAGTAGAGAATATTGGTCGAAGATTATCTATCATCTCTTGACTATCTTCAACAACACGTTTTCCTACTAAAGATCCACAATATTCCTTTCCCCCTTTTAATTCACATGATAAGGCGTAATCTCGAACCTGATCTGGATCTCTGTAAAAGTCATCTACAATGAACACTTTTCGCCATATGAATCCTTGATCATTACTCTTGGAATGATCATAGACTCTTTTCACAGTTAAATTATAATTACTGAGAGGATTAGCTTCAAACATTTAATAAAAAAGATCCCCTTATTAGGAGGATCTTGATGAATTAATTTATATATGTTTTGATTAGCCTGGAGGTGCCCATGCTGGAGTTCCTGATCCATCACTATCAGCAGAGTCTTTTGCTGGCTCTTCATAATCTGGTTGCATTGGGAACATCATGTCCGCAATGTTTGGATGTACACTCTGAGCTGCCATCTTAGCGGGAAGATCTCTTAACTGTTGACGATAAGTTTTCCACTTGTCTTTCAACGCATCAGGCATATCCTCTGTTACTTTACCATCACTATTGCCTAGTTCTCTGTTTCTGTGAGATCTAACCATATCCCATGTTTTATCTTCGTCAATACCATTAATTTTCTCTCTAGGAGTAAAAGCGGTGATTGATATATCATCAGGCCCTGCACTGCCTGGATTTGTAACTGTGATAGTGGATTCGTTGTATATATCATCTGGATATAAAACAGAACCATAAACGAACTGTGTGTATCCATCAGAACTCATGTCAGGTGAGCCTGGATGTGCTACATCTACAGATAAGTCACGACTTTCTTCTTTCTCATTGACCACAGGGCCTCTAAGTTGACAGATAAGTGTGTGTAGATCTGATCTTGAACAATCTACTTCAAACCATTGAACTACGTCTGCTGGTTTCGGACGACCATCTGCGATGTCATCTTCTGTTAGAGGGCCGTAATGCTCTTTTCCATCTGCACCAATTTGTAGATAGATTTTGTCGGGGCCGTCATATGTTTGGTCTCTTTGCTTACCATCAGTAAATGAGTGGTCAACTAAGAAACTATTTGGAAGATTTAATTTCCAAGCTTTTTCGATAATTGCTGTTGCCATTTTGGATTTCTTCGGGTTTTCTCCTTCGGCACTATTTATAAAAAAAGAGGGTCTATAACCCTCTTTGTAAAATTTTCTTGTTCGGTTTAGACGTAAGTGATCTTAACGAGTCCTCCTCCACCTTGTCCACCCTGTCCGCAGTGACCACTACCACAGTATGCAGTAATAGCACCTTGTCCACCGTGTCCGTATGGAACAGTCCAACAACCACAACGAATCCAACATCTTCTTACACCGTAACTAACACCTAGAGTTCCGATAAATGGAGCACCTGTAGGCATCGCATCGTTGTTATAGAAACAGTGACAGTTCCAACCATCAGCCCTATATGATGCACCAGAGTGGTTGCCCATTCCGAAGTCTCCACCCATTGCACCAGGCTGGAAACAACATCTCTCAAACTGAGTGAAACAACTTGAAGACCACGAGTTAGTATAACAACCTCTGTTTCCACCGAAAGCGCAGAATCCTGAGAGATTATGTCCATTTACATAAGATGAACATCCATGACATCCTGTACATTCCCTAGAACAACAACGGTATGTACCCCCAGCACATACAGTATATTGACATCCACCATTTGTATCAATAGTTTTAGTATTATAGAAACCTCCACCAGCACCAAACCAGTTACCACAACGGTTACAGTTACATTCTCCGTGTCCGTTTCCTCCAGCACCCCAAGCCTCGATAGTCATTCGAGTTGTACCTGTTGGTACTTGCCAATTGCAACAACAGCCTGGGTTACAAACGTTAGTTTGTCCGTAGAACCATTTTATACACCAGTTAGAAAAAGATCCAGAAGTAACCGCTGATGATGGGATACTTCCATCGACAATTCTGTCGTTAGAAACTTTTTTGTAGGACGAATAATTTGCCATTTCTTTTTCTTAGAAGTATGTAATTTTAACTAGTCCACCGCCACCAGTTCCGCCTTGTCCACAGTGACCACTACCACAATAGGTAGTTGTTCCGTTTTGTCCACCATGACCATAAGGAACAATCCAGCAACCACAACGAATCCAGCAACTTCTTAGTGATTGGTATACAGTAGTACCAATTAAAGGTGCAGATGTTGGAGAGTGAGCATGTTGGTAACAATGACACCATCCTCTATATGTATCGTATCTGGAAGCAGACCATGCACCACCGTGGTTTCCAATTCCGAAGTCTCCTCCGTTGTTTCCAGGCGCTCTACAACATGGGTTAAGAGATGAACAGTTTGTACTCCAAGAAGTGTTTGCCATTCCTCTACATCCACCAATGGCGCAGAAGTTAGATAAGTTTGATCCATTTACATAAGAAGAACATCCCTGACATCCAGTACATTCTCTAGATAAACATGGATAAACTCCAGCAGCACATACGCTGTAATTATTACCAGCAGTAGTGGTAATCATTTTACTGTTATAATAACCACCCTGAGAACCTAAGAAGTGATGACATCTGTTACATGAACATGCACCAGATCCATTTCCTCCAGCACCCCAAGCCTGAATCCACATGTTTTGAACACCTGTTGGAACTGTCCAGTTACAGCAACAACCTGGCGAACAACGACATATAGTTCCGTAAAACCATTTTACGCCATAAGATTGGTTCGGTGAATCACTAAAGCTTGCTGAATTCAAACTATTAGAGACTAACTGATCTCCATTAACTTTTTTGTATGATGAATAATCTGCCATTGATTTCCTTTTTTTTAGACGTAAGTGATTCTTACAACTCCAGAGCCGCCTTGACCGCCCTGTCCACAACACCTACCACAGTATTGTGTTTGTCCACCCTTTCCACCTGTTGCATATGGAGCAGTCCAACAACCGCAACGTGACCAACAGTGAACAGATTGAGTTTCTGTACTTGATGTTAAGAACGGAGCACCTGATGTACATTCTGTAGTAACAGAAGGGCCGCAATGGCAATCCCAGTGACCTGAGAAACCATCTTGGTGAGGAGCCATTGCAAAGTCTCCACCCCATGTTCCTGGCGATACACAACAGAAGTTTCTTGATGTACAAGCAACTGACCAGTCAGTGTTTGCACAACCTCTCGCACCACCTTGAGCGCAGAAGTTACTTAAGTTATAACCATTTACATAAGAAGCACATCCTATGCAACCATTACATTCTCTAGAACAACATCTATAAACTCCACCAGCACATACACGATATTGACAACCTCCAGTAGTAGAAATTGTCTTTGTGTTATATGTTCCTCCAGCAGCACCTTGATAGTGATGACATCTGTTACAAGAACAGTTACCATTTCCGTTTCCGCCAGCACCCCATAATTCAAAGGTTATCTTTTCAACCCCAGAAGGGACTGTCCAAAGACAACAACACCCAGGCGTACAATAACATGGATGACCATGTATATGTTTAACGCAATATCTAGGAGCCACACCCGATTCCAGTTTAGCTGCTGAAATAGTTCCAGCAGTTATCTGATCGGATTTAACTTGTCTATATGATCTATAGTCGGCCATTTATTATCTCGAAATTTGGTAAAAAAGAATCATAATGTAGATAATCAAACATTAGATGGAGAAGATTCTCCAACCGTATGTGTCACCTGAGAATACAAGACTAAATGCAGCACCTTCAGTTGAAACTGTTAGGTTTGCTGAGTCACCCTGTATTGGTTTTCCATTACGAGAAACGGTCAACGCATTACTATCGAATGTCTTAGCAACATCGAAGAATGTAATCTTAGCACCTAAGTCAGGAGATGCTGGAAGTGTTGCAGTAACACCACCACCATTTGTGTTGACGAAGTAGTTACCTTGAGCAACAACGTTTGTATTTGTTGAGATTGTACTGTATGACTCAATACCTGGCTGAACCCAAACACTTCCGTTGTAGTACTCAAGAGCACCCAATGTAGTGTTGAATCTTAAACAACCAGTGTTAAACTCATCATCAACGCCGCCAGGTCTTTGAGCGGTTGTACCTAC